TTTCATTACCCAAGCGTCAGGTGCTTCAAAAACAAGACCGATTGCTTGATGTTTTATGATTAGAGACTTTGTTCCTGCGTTACTAGACAGGTCTATATTTCTGACAGAATCTAAGGCTTTGTTGTCTAACCCTTGGGGCTGCACAGAGATTGTAACCTTTGCTGTAGAATCGTGCATTCTGTTTCTAATGTTAGACTTCACGCCTCTAGTTAAAGAGTATGAGTCAGCATTAAATTCTATTTTAACCTGAGTGTCTTCAGCCCAATCTGTTACGAGATGATCTCCAAAGGCAAAAGAAATTTCAGCAGGGTCGTATGTAATTATCATTATTTACTCCTTAAGATATTGAAATCTTGATAAATGTGTCGTCAACAGAATGGATTGCTCCAGCCTCTTTAACTGTTAAAACAAGACCTTTGTAAATCCTATTTGTTCTATCTGCTGGTAATGCGTTTGCAACTACCGGAACTATAAGTCCAAAACCAAGTCCGGGATAATTTACATAATCCTCAATAAATGCACCTGTTCTAAATCCCAAATTAGCAAGCCTAATCAAATTTGTGCTAAGATCGTTCGCACCTTTTTGGGTGTAAGGAACTTTTCCGCCAGACTGCGATGCACTGTGAAGCATATCAGCAATCCATTCGGTAGTTCTTGCAACAGCCCAGTCAGCAGCCAAATGAGTATCAATAAATTGACCGTCTGAACAAGTTCCCCAATATAAAATGTTTGCAGGACCGCCATTTGTATAGAAGTTGCAATATTTCGCTTTAAGGTTGGCTTGCATTGTTGATGTCATTGCAGTATTTAAGTCTGGAGTAATTCCATTCAATGTGACATTAAACCAAGTTGCTGTTTTGATGTCTGGATTAATCCAAAGTCTTGAACCAAGCACTGCCATATCAATAAACTCGTCACTTGTTGACTGATTTGCTTTTGAGTGGTAAACAACAGAGCCTCGTCTACCAATAATTTTCATAATAGCACTCAAAGAACTTGAATCAGCGGCAACGGTAGTTGTTTTATTTGTAGCACCAGATGTTCTAAGAATAAGTCTTTTGTTTTTAGTGGCATCCCATTCGGCAACGTATTCTTGATCTGCCAGAGATGTGCTTGTAATTGCGTATCCATAAAAATCATTACTAACATCCATGATGTCGTCTAAACCGTCTTGCCATGCTGTTTTTCTTGCTGCATCAGATAAAGCTTGTAAAGCTGCAAGATAGTCTATTGACGCATAAGACCAGTCTTCTACAAATTCATCGTCAGAATTTTTATATCCAACATTAAGTTTGTAAAAATCTCCAGTAGTAATTGGAGTCACATTAAAATATGGATTTCCCGCTGTGTGTGCCGAAGAAACAAACAACCTCATATATGCATCGTTATTTGCTGCAAGAGACAAATAAGCAGCAATATCAGCAATATCTTCTGCAACAGCAATAACTCCATCGTCTGTGATTGTCCCCGGAATAGCCTCTTCTACTAAGACCGTAACAATGCCCGGAGCATATGTCGGTGCGGCTCTAACTGTATAGTTTCCGTTTACGGCAGTTGTTGTGTCGCCAGAGTATGCAAAAACTTCTCCGGCCTGAAACTTGTCTGCGTCAAGCTGGCTTCCCAAAAATATTAATGCATCAGACCCGGCTGTATCGGTGGCTGTTGACCCAGAGCAATTCCATTCGTTTACGTTAAGCGTAATTGTTCCATCCATGTTTCCGCCAGTTGTTGCCTCTTCAACAGGAACGGTAATAACATTCGCTGCGTATGTAGCATTGGCTTTCACCTGAAACGTGGTGTCGGCAAGAGTGCCAGTATCGTCTTCATATGAAAATGTATAGTCTACAAGAAACTTGTCCTTATCACCACTTACACCAGCAAACGTAATTGTTCCCGTTCCAGCGGCAGCAACATTTCCGTTGCCATCGGCTGTTATTTCTTCATGGGGTTCGACAAAACCACCATCATCCATTTTATCTCTTTTTAAATTACCGTCAAAGTCTGCCAGTGCATCAATTTCTTCGACAACAGGAACAGTAACAAGACCGCCCGTATAGCTTGCGTCACCATCAACAGTATAAGTTCCATCTCCGGCAGTGCCATCGCCAGAGTATACAATTTCTTCACCAGACTCAAAATCATCGGCATTGGCTTGTGTGCCAGAAAAAATAAATGAACTTGTGCCAGCTCCGACAGTGCCGTTACTAACAGTAAAGTTAATATAAGTTGCACCGTATAAAATGTAATCATAATAATCGGGTGCTTTTGATGTTATTTTAACTCTCTGACCGTCCATAGCTATTCTTCCAACAGCAACAGTTTTTGGACTTGGACTTTGAGAAAAATATGCATTCATGGCTGTCCTAAATGGATTGCCAACAGGAAATGCATCTACAAAATCCTGTTTTGAATAAGTCTTATACTTATCCATAAATTGTGTGTGAGGTCCTGTTATCATTCCGATACCAAAACCTGCGGCTTCGCCAGATGACGATTCTATTACCGCCTGTACGTTTACAATGTTGGGACTAATTATTGCTGCCATTTTAATGCTCCTTAAAAATCAGCGTCTATATCTTCGTTAATGTCGCCCTGATTATATTCTGCTTCCACATGTTCAATCAGGTCAATCTCGTCAAAACTCGTATTTGTGCAAGTAAACCAAATGTCAACTTGCGATCTATCTTCAAATCCAGTGTCTAAAACACCAGTTAAATCTGTATTTCCAAACTCGTCTATATAAGAAATATAAACGCCGTCTTTTATCTCTTCTTTTATTAAATTAGAGCCAGCAACACATGACCATTCGTATCCGGGAACAACACTTGTAATTTTAAGAGTGTCAGTTGTTGTTCCATTTTCGGCTAAAACTCCAAGGCTTGTTAAATTTACGGCAGCTAAAAGCAAGTCTCTAATCGACTCTGCTGTCGCACCAACACCGCTTGTTATTGAAATGTCGTATCCACTTATAGTAACCGTATATGTCATGACATCTATAACCGTGTCTACACTAATATCAACTTCTTGTCTTTGTTGAAGGTCGCTGGCATAATAATTGTTTTGAAGCCTGTCTATAAGGTCCTCAATAATATCTGCCGATTCTGTGTTTCCGTCTCCATATGCGTTAAAGCTAATAGTAAACTTTCTTAAACCTTCTTGCCTTGTTTCGTCTGACAAAGAATCCGTTGGAGTTATTTGTGAATCTCTTAATCCATATCTTATTCTGCCAGTAATCATTCTGTATGTTGCATATGGAAGGTCAGGCTTGGGACCCATCTTTTCCTCTACGGTCTTAGCATTAATTACATTGGTTAAACCTGTAGCTTCTTTTATGTAACTCTGAATAACTAATCTGATTGCTTTGGTGCTAGGCACGTTAAATTAATTTCCAATCTGTATCTGCATGATGATATTTAAACTTACCATTTTCTGTTGGCAACAAGGGATAAGTTGCAGCACCCTCTATTGTGTCACCGTCTGCAATGTTTCCTTGAACGGTTACGCTATGTGTTGCCGCATTCCCGTTTCTTATATCTGATATTATTCCATCTTCGGTTGTTGATACGCTTGGCAATTCAACATTTATTGCATTTGTTGCATATGTGTGATAAACAAGGTCTGCTACCGCTAGGCTATAATTAGCTGTTTTTGCTAACCAAGATTTGTCGCTTAATATAGATATTGAGGAAACAAGATTGTCATATTCGTATTTACCGAAAGAAACATCAATACGCCATCCATACAATAGAGATAGTGACACGTCTGAATTTACATCGTTTAGCGTAAGGTTTGTATTTCCGTTCCATCCAGAAAGTCTACATTTTAATTTCGGAAGTATATCGTCTGGATTGTAAACATACAAAAAACCATCGCCAGACAAGTCCAAATCTGTAATCGAGTTTCCAGCATCAGGAGTTATTTGTAAATCGAATGGTGTTCCAACCACAACATCAATATCGGCAGATATAATTCCGCCCCAACTATCATTAACAACAGGCGTTCCCATTACACTTTACCTTTTGATGTTATAACTTTGTCCTTAGTCGCAACCCACGTTGTAGCGTTTAACATTTGTTTTGTGTCAACAAGTGGGTTTGAATGTCCCTTTTCTCTTATTCGCCTCTCGGATAGCGGTGGGCTTTTTAATGCAATTATTTTTCTTTTAATATCAAAAGACATTATTCCACCGATTCTTTTTGTAACATCATTTATTTTAGTTTTATCGCTTGGATCAACTAGTTTTCCAAACATTTTTTTAATTTCTCTTATATATATAGGGCTATTTGTGTCAAAAGTTGACCGCATAAACGATCTCTCTGGAACATTTGTTTTTCTGCTTCCAAACTCTTGAATAACAGCAACCTCGGCAGCATATAAAGACCTGCCAGTTCTTTTTTTTCTTTTTGAAGACTTGCTCCCAGCAGATACAGACTTCCTTTTGCTGAAAGGAAAATATCCAACACTTACTTCAACATTGTTTGCCTTAATCATGCTGGCAACAGACTTTGCAAATCCTTTGTCAATATCGACTGTTTTAATATCACTCTCCAAAAGTTTACCCATTAGCCGAAGTCTCACTTATATAAAACTTAAAATGTGGTGTTTTTCCAGATAAGCTTTCATTCCAATCTTCTGTGGAATAAATCTGAAAAGATTTCCCTTGATACGTTATGTAATCTGGGATTGTTGCACCGTCTCTGTCTACAGTTCTTATCTTGTTTGCACTTGATCTAGACGTATAAACCTTTAAAATACGGCTTGATCTCATGCCCTCTGGCAACACTTGTAACTCTTTGCTTGTCAACGGCTGAACGCTACATTTTATTGTAAACGTAGACACAAATCCATTGTTAAAGTCCTCGCCATCAGAACTCCACGTTCCGGCTGCGGTTCTATTTATAATAATTTTTTGACTATAAAGCTTTGACAATTTTCTTTTCTTTTTTACCAGATAAAAGTTTGTTCACTTCTTTAAATAAACTTACGGTAGATTTGTCAAAATCACCTTCTAAAACACATAGACCGTTTTTCATATCTATTTTTGCTGTTTGGTATTTTTTCACACCACCAAATGCAAAAACAGTACAGTCTCTTTTTGAATATTTCTCACATACATGCTTAAACACTTTGGCAGACTTCTTTAAGTCTCCCTTGTGCTTAACTTTTCCATCGCTCCAAGTTAAACAAGCACTTTCTTCTTTGTCATCATCATGGACTATACTTATATAGGTTGCGTTTACACTTCTTATTTTCATTTAAAACCCCGGAACAAAACGATAAGCCAACAATATTGATTGAATATATACTGGCATTAACATTGCAGATTCGCTTACACTTGAACTCCCACTGAGTTCGCTTCTTGTCTCAAAAGAAACACTTCTGTCTCCAGTTTTTTCTGACTTTATTTTTCCAGTAACAGTAGAGCCTGAGTCAGAGCCACTTGAGTTTTGATAATCAGTCCACAAGAGTCTTAACATTTGTAAAACTCCAGTCTTTACTGCTTCTGGTATTGTTATTTCAACAAGTTCGTCTGTATCAGATGGAACGCCATCTATTATTGTTAATTCGTCACCACTTGAGTCAATAAGTTTCCCATTTTCATTTCTATCATAAAACGGATTGTTGCAAAATTTATCTGCCATTTGTTTCGCAACCGTAATTAATGTTTCTAAGATTGTTTCGTCAACACTGTTTGCTATCAAACTTTGCAGAGAATCTATCGTGCAGGAAAACTCAGAAGTTCCAGCTATTGTATATGTTCCGTCACCATTTGTTATTGCAGTTATTCCAGTTAATGCTTCAAGAGTTATTTTATTTACAATTCCAGCCGCAACATTAAATATATCTGCCGGAGTTCCGCTTGTGTACGCTATGTTTGTTCCGTTTATTGTTATGCAAAAATCTGTAGCATCTGGAGGGTCTGCATTAATCGAAACCTTGCATTCTGTTTCGTAATCAACCCCCAAACCTAGCCATATCTTTGCGTCTTGCAAGGTTATGGTTAGTCTATCTTGTATTGCTGTTACACCCATTTATTTATCGTTACCACCACTGTTCTGTGGTTTCAAAAGTTAGTCTCAATTTGTTTCCGTCTGTTATGGCAACGGTTGCCGCCACCCCATTTATTTTCTCTGAGCCATCTGGGGTCAAGGTTATATCATTTCCGCTGCTTCCGCAATTTATAATTTCTAAACTTCTGCTACTGATTCCAGCGGGCAAATTTACAACAATAATCCCCACATCGGTATCGACAAATAACACCTCATCGCTAATCAAAACGGTGTAGGGTGTTGTGGTGACTCTTGTCGGCTCAGTGTGATTGTGGCTATTTTTGCCACTCAAAGCACCCGGCTCAATAGTTATCGGAATTTCAGCACCAACTAATGCCGGATCGCTGTAAGAACCCGCCGCCGCTTCACGCTGTGAGGCTCTACATAGTCTGTAAGATTGATTTGTTCCACCGAGTATAAATAATCCCTTGTCTTTGTCTCCGATTTTGGCGAATGTTTCATAGCCGTTTACGGTGTCCACATCTGGAAAATCAGGACTCGGTAGCGATGCTATATACAAACCGTGTATCGGATAGTTATAGCCCACTCCACCCGCCCAACCACCAGAATCATCGCCAACACAGGCATTATATGTGGCACTGGAGCTGTATGGCAAAGTCAATCTAAGGTCTCCAAGATTTGCAAAACCTGCTTGATCCGTAGTGTTTAATACGGCTAGCCTTGTATCAGTCACAGCCGAGACTTTTTTGACTCCAATATAAAACTCCTCACTCGCTGCAACATCAAAAGTTGAAGGTAATGTCAGTTCTACATATGTATTTCCAACCCCCATTGATATCGATATTTGAGTTGCTGAAATTTTGCCAACCTCTGTAGGCACGTTACCGTTAGCCCGCATGCAAACAAAATCGTATTCACTTGACATTCCCAAAACTGATTGATGCAAAAACATTCCAAGTTTTGATATACTCAATGCCGATTGAGCAATATATCGTTGCATCAAATGTTTACCCGTTGTCACCGGATTTTTATATATGACCGTCTGATTTGTCTCGTACGCTGTGGAGCTTGCAGTAGCTGGTTGTGCGGACGATACAACTCTATATTTTCCTGTTGATTTATTTACTTCAATCATTCCCAGTGCTGTTTTGCCCACTCCGAGCGTTTCAAAAGCCAATCTTGTGGATGTAATTGGGTCAATTTTGATTCCGGCAGGCAATGCTGAATTTAATAATCCATCCATTTCACCATTGCTCACATCAAACTCAACAAGTTCGGCTAACATATTTTGCGAGTCATCAGGGTAATGCCTGCCAACAACATCAACGCCGACCACAATAAGCGGTGGAAGTAATTTGATAATATTGACATCACCAGTTGTTATGCCTGTATCGTTTGTTTCTGCCAACAATGGGCTTGAAGGTGTTCCGCCTGCATCAACAAAATCTAATGCACTCTTTACATCTGTTACAGCAGATAATGCATCGCTACCAACATAGGGGAATTTTTCTGGATTTAATATTTTACTCATTTATGCTTCCAAAAATGTAACGTCAAGTTTTGCAACATTGGCGTTATCGCCATCGTTTTTGTCAACATACCAAATCTGTCCACCAAATTGCGGCACTCTTGTTATGTTGGATTTTGCTCTGTTTATCATTTTATATGCTCAAATAATTTACGGTAATGCCTTCTCCGCTAACAGCAGAGTCAACATAATATTCACTTAAATCAACATAGTTTCCACTCGGCACTGTAACAGAATAAGAACCTCCTGCTTCAAGGAAGATATTCAAACTATTAACCGCAGATGACCCGATAAAAACCTTGCCAGTGTTTGCAGCCAAAGCCATAATGTCTATTTTAATACAGTTTGTGGATGTGGCAGTTATTTGTTCGGCAGTTCCGGCAGCCGTGACTGTTTTTGAATCAATCATTCCAAGGGTGGATGCCGTTGCCGTTGGAGCAGGCATTGAGCCTATTGACCCAACGTCTACAACAATGCTTTCAAATCCCGTCTTAATAACAGCCATTACATTTTACCTATAATTTCTACTCTGCTTGTTACAGAGGTTGCCGTTGATACACTTATATATCTATATGAGTTGGCAAAAGAAACATGGTCTGTGTCAGAGCCAGAAAAAGCCATTGTTCCAATTTCGTGATATCCAGTTCCGTCTTCGTTTTTGCTTCCCTTAACGGAAAAAATAGCTGCAACGCTAGATTTTATCGTTATGGTAACATAACCACATGGGAAATCAAAATTCCCCTTGAGGTCATTCCAGTTTTCTGCTAGTGCTGCGGAGCTTGTTTCCCTTAATATTACAAAGGGTGATTTTATTGTGTCTTCGGCCATATTGTTTTTTCCTTAAAAAACCCACTTGGCAGCGGAGATAATACCACCAAGAGGGAACAAAAATTACTTTCTGTTTTTATTCTTGCGTTTGCGTTTCTTTGTCTCCACTTTCGCCTTGTCGGGGGCTTTCTCTTTAATAACTTCTTTTGGCTCTTCTATCTTTGTTTCAGGAATTTCTTCTATCTCTTCTATCTTTGTTTCTTCTGTCTCTTCTATCTTTGTTTCTTCTGTCTCTTCTGTCTTTATTTCTTCAATTTCTTCCGTCTTTGTTTCTGGAATTTCTTCTTTGTTTTCAAAAAAAGAACTTTCCATTTTGTTCTCAAAAATAGGCTCGAGCATTTTAGTCTCGTCTATTTCTGGCTCAATATATAATTCTGCCAAGCCAACTTGCTCTAGGGCAGAAACCCTGTTTTCATCAACAACACCAAATACTTCGCCTATTTCAAAATGAAGTCTACCCTGTTCAATGCTTTCGGTGCATTGACATTCTTTTGTTGCAATAACTTTAATCATGTCCGCTCCTTATTAGCTTAATGCCACACCAATATTAACAATAATGCGCCAAGCAAGGACACCCGCAACCTGTACAGCCTGCAACAAAATCATATCATCGGCAGCGCCAAAGGTCATAATTGTGTTGCCGCCAACATTGATTGCACTTGCCGCTGTGATTACTCTATCGCCAACAGCATATACATCGCAGTTGATCTGAATCCGTTGGCCTTCAAAGGTCGGGATTGCCAAAGGATTTGTTTCGGCTGCGGCTGTAGTTATTGCATAAGAACCACTAACATCCACCGGAATTGCATTACCATCGCCGGGGTCGCCGTAGCCTAACATTTGGTATTTGAAGAGTTCATCCAGAGCAGGTGTTACAACATTTTCATAGTCTTGAATTTTGTCATAAAGCTCATTGGTGACTGTTTCGACATTTTCGCCTGTAAATACACCTGCGGTATCTTCGATTGAAATTGCACTTGCAGCATATGCATCAGTATCAATATACACCACAGAAACAATAGCAACAGCCGCTACAGCGCCGTTTCCAGCAGGTTCAAGAGAAAGTTGGCAATCAATTCTTGATCCGCCATTAATTCCATTGTCAAGCCAGTCATCAATTTCAGCCTGTAAAGCAATGACCCGAGCCGGGATTGCGTCTTTATGGAAGATTGTTCTAAACACTTTAGCTTCATTTGCCAAAGGTGTTGCTCCGGCTCTTTCGCCACCAACACAAACAGATGAAACTTGAATTATAGCAGACTCAGAATTTGATACAGATGTATCACTAGATATTTTTGAGCCATCTTCTATTCCGTCAACTCCGTTTGTTAAATATACATCTATTGCAGTATTTAAAGTTGTTATGGAGCTTTCACCAATTAGTGTAGCTCCGAATATTTTACATTGACCGCTTAATGCTGCCATTTATTTCCTCCTTAAAGGATAAAGGGGTCGATATCGACCCCTTTAAAGTTGTTGTTTAAACTGGTGCGTTGTCCCAAGTACCTTTGACAAATGCTTGTGGTCTTTCAACACCAAGGATGAGTCTTTCTTCACCACGGATTGTGGACATATTTTTCTTGAAGTTAGAACCATAGGGGTCGTATGCAATTTCAACTCCGTCATGGTAATAAACAGCAGCACCTTGGCTGAATGAACCAGTAAGGAATGTTCCGGCTGTAATAAATGTTGCTGGAACCATCGGAATCATCCAAATTTCTTTAGCATCCTGTGCCAAGAGATAATTTGAGGAAGTACCCTTCATAGTTTTCAGATTGGCATAGTCGGTGAAATTCATCACTACTGCGTCTGAAACGTAATTGGTTACGGTTGCCAAAATTGAAGCCTTCAATACTGCATCAATTTGGTTGTCGCCAATAACGCCTGAACTCCAAGAGTAAGTCTGGATTCCGGTTGTGTTCAAAATACCAGTTAAGTTGGGGTCTGTTCCTGTCCCGGACATCAACTGTTGATCTTCGGATGTGTAAAGACCCTGCAACAACTTATTGTTAATGCGATCTCTCAAAAGAGGTGCATCCTGCAACATTTGGTTTGTCACATCAATAAAGTGAGCCAGAGTTTCTAGGGTCAGTGTTTCGAGGGCAGTCGTAAAATCACTCTCTATTTTAATTTCTCCCTCTTGTGTCGGTGCAAAAGAAGTTGTAGTAACTCTTGTGGTTGCAACGGCGTAGGTGTGCGAAGTTGTGATTGACGCACAGGCCAGAGTTTTGGCTGCCAAGTCAACGACAGTTACAACAAAATCTACAGTGTTGGCACCGTCAACCAATGTTACGGTTTGTCCAACATAAAAACCCTGTGGATTTGCAACGGCAACACTGGTAGCACCAGAACCAACAGTCGCAGTTAGGGATGTCAGCAAGTTAGAAAAGCCAGTTTCTTTAATTAATTGCACTGTTCCGCCCTGTACCGGAACCATTCTAAGCAAATCTCTCATGTGCAACAGGGGGTCTGGGTTGGCGAGAAGTTCTGGATTGGTATAGATGGTTGATGTTGCCATAGAGCCAACAGTCGAAGACGTGAGTGCTTTGCCTTCAATATGCATTCCAAAATTCTGCTTGTTGTCAACTGCTTTTTTAAATTCCGGGTTGTCGGTAAGCATTTCGCCAACAGACTTGTGGCTGTTTTCTTGGTTTTCTTCAAGACGGCCAGCAGCAAGCTCTTTTTCTTCTTGCCATTTTTTAATTTCTGAGTTTTCGGTCTTCAGTTGCAACATTTCTGCTTCCATAGACTTGATTTGCTCGGCAGCTTCGTCACCACGCTTGGCGGCTTCTTCTTTGTCTTTACCGCTGGCAACATCTCGCTCTTCGATACTCTCGGAGATTGTTTTAAATTTTTCTTCTACACCGCTGAATTTTTCGCTCAGTAGTTCTTTTACTTCTGTTAAGTTTTCGGTAGCCATTGTTTTTCCTCGTTTAATTTCTTAAAAAATCTGCAAGATTCGCCATGTCATCCTGCTCTACTTCATCATCTGTTTTTTCTTGCGGCTCAACATCTTCTTGAGTGGAATCTTCCGGCTCATTTTCTGATTCGAGTGCTTTACAGTTAATATCTTCCAATGTTTTGACTTTTTCAGTCAACTCTTTAACCAAATCGGTTAATTCTTTTAGTTCTTCTTTCATTTCGTTTTCTTCTTTCACGCTGTCTATTGTTGCGTTATCGTTTGCAGGGAATGTAACCAGAGAAAACTCGTATAACTTAACCTCTTTAAGTGTTCTTATCTCTGTTTCTTGGTTGTATTCTTGTATAATTGTTCTATATCCAATAGACATCTTGTCTATAACTTTAGCGACAACGTGTTTTTTTACATCTTTTCCGAATGTGGTTCCCGTGATTTTTCCTTCAACAAAAAGACCAACTTCGTCTTCGTATATTTTTATTGGGATTCCAAGCGGTTGCCTTGTGTCGTGCTGCCAAAGAATCTTAATTTGATTTTTTGGGAAACGCTCGTCAATAGTTTTCTTAAAAGCACCTTTTTGAATTACGTCTCCATAGCTGTCTGGCTTTCCGCCAAAAGTTGCTGCATATCCAGAAAACTCCCAATCTCCGTCTTCTTTTTCTTTTATCTCATAACTGAATGGTAGTGCTTTTGTTTCTCGCTTCATTCTATTCCTCTTATTTCTTTGGTTTTGCTATTCCTGTTTGCCCCTCGGCAGTTGGTTTTGCATTTTCAACAACAGGGTTTTTTCCGGTGACAGGCCACAAATTCATAGCTCTGTATCCCTTGTCCGCACCAATGATTTTGTCTATGTCTAAGTTTATCCCTAATAGTTCGTCTGTGTCTCTGAGCGGTATTCCCATGCTATCCATTATTTTTGCACTTTCAAGTTTTGCCTTAAGCATCGGGAGAAGTGCGTCAACCTTTGATATGTCTATGGAGTATTTTACATCGTTGCCGTATTCGGGAGTAACTAAATAAAAATTAACAGTATCAACAAATGACTTTAATCTTGGAAGTATTGAAAAGTCCCACAGGGATTGTTTTGCGGTTGGATAGTCACTTGAGTTTTGGCTATTTCCGGGGTCAATTAGTGTTTCTGGGACTCCATACATTGCACATATTTGTGCTTGGCTTGCATTCCTTGACGCAACATAATCCATTTCTGTTGCATTAAGAGATAGCTGTTGATATTTTACGTCAGAGCCTAATATAAGCGGTACGCCTGAGTTTGGTGTTCCTAAAACGGTTTCGTGCATTGCTTCTGAGGCTGCCTGATATTGATCTTCATCCATTGGATGAGTAAACATAAACGCTCCGGCTGGTTTACATCCATTTTCAAAAGATGTTTTTTGCCAATCGGCTGCGCTGTTGTCTGAATCAATGGTTGACGCTCCGGCCTGTGTCGCCCCTATTCCCTTGAATAGACTTGACGGGTCAACCTGCAAATAAGAAATTATATCCTTTGCCGGAATTTTTTGTATTGTTCCGCCAACATTATATTCATAATGAGAAATAAATTTGCTTTGAGATATTACAGGGGCAACATAGTCTGGGTTTAAAATCCACAGTTCTTTTGTTTTCCCCTTAAGTTTATTTTTAAAAAGGTAAAATGTTCCAGAAAGGTCTGACCTTGCTGACATAAACTGCATCAACATATCCCAAGTTAAAAACGGATTAGGTTTTCTCAGGATGTCGTAGAGTTCGTGTTCTGGTTTCGCAAGTTCCCAACGGTTTCCTTTTCTTTCTTTTACAATCCACGGCGGATTTGCACAAGCACCCATATTCATTTTAATACAGGAGAAAACTATGGGGTTTATTTTGTATCCAAAGTCAACAGATTCTTGTAGGCTATAGTTTTTTGCGACTTTTTGGTTGTTTGCGGAAGATGGTATTACAATTCTGGTGGCTTTGCTTTTTTTCTGTATGGTGGGAACGCTAGGTTGGTCTAAAAGCTCCGCCCAAGAGTTATCTTGGTTAGGGTCGAGCTTTGTATCAATATACTTGGTTGTCAAATATCACCTAAATTTATACATTTATTTCATCTTATATAAAAATAGCATATCTGTCCCCCTTTGTCAAGTTTTTATTTTTAGGCGTATTATTTATAACAGTTTGCGAACCACTATAAAACTCCTATAGTCTCGGTTCTGTCTGGATAAACTATGCTCAAACGGTCTTGGCTCAGCTTTTCTTTCAGCATGGCAGCAATGTTTTTCGCATGTTGCTCAAGTACAAAAACAGAAACAGGGAATCTTGGGTAGTTTATTAATCCCACAACGACCCCTCTCTCCATTCCGTTTTTGTATACATAATGCGTTTCAGTTACCGAGACACAAAAACCATTATTACAATATGACTGCATTATTTTTAGTATTTTGCTAAATTCAACTGTTTTTCCATTATGCATCGCACCACAGTATATTTTTATTTCATACGTTTCGCATCTCTTCATTGTCTTCTCCAAACATCATTTCATATCTTCCGTTATAATCAATATTCATAAAATCAAGAACCTCTCCTATCCCAAGTTTTTCAATACAATATTTATATTGTTTTGGGTGTGTCTTTTTCATTTTATGAAATCTGTTGTTTCCATTATCTTCAAAATGAACTCCAAACATGCAAAACATACATCCTGTTCTGTCGTATCCCATGTCGTATATTTTAGAATATGCTATTTCATTAGTTTTTATATAATCCCAAATGTCTTTTTCTGACCAAAATGCAATAGGCCAAGAAACAGGTGATTTCATTTCAAACCCATTGCACCCGTTTTTTAAATACATCATTTGCCTGTTTCTACTCTCTCCTGCCATCATCCCCATCATCGGATGTTTTCCTGATTTTTTAGCAAAAAGCTTTAATGGGTTTTTCTTCAACTTATCACAACAAGCATCACTAATCTTAAAATCAGCAGTTATTAAATACTGCCATTTTTTAGAAATCATACCTTTTTTACCTTTTGGCCACCCATTCAACCTTCGGTATTTCTGTACTATATCCTTTGTATTTCTATATCTGCTAATCGCACAAGATTGCTCTTTGGAGATCACGGGATACCCGTGCTTTTTTATCACGTCTCTAAAACTCATTTTGGGTTTAAGCCAAATTACATTATCAACAGTTTTGACAAAACTTCTTATTTCTGGATATTCCAAGCCAGTATCCACAAACACGCCAACAACATCGGGATAAACAGACCTGACGATATCCAATAAAACGGTAGAATCTTTGCCTCCAGAAAAACTTACATAAACCTTGCCGTCAAAATGGTTGTACCACTCTTTAATTCTTTCTTTAGTCATGTTTATTTTAATATCTAGCGGTAGTTTTTGTCTTTCTTCTAGCTCCCAGTTATCCACTGATTCTCTCCTTTATATACAAAAACGAAAATAATGCTTTCTGTTGATACGACATGGCTTATTACTTTTATTTTTAGGTGTATTTTGTCGTTGTCTATATTGCTGTAATTTTATACATTAATCCCAAAATAAGTCCTGCTCCGAGTATGATAACAAATATATCCTGTATTACTTTTCTTGTGTCTCTATGCATAATTCTTTCTCCTTTGATTTTTTAACAGCATTCATTAGGTCAATATAGTCTTTCATCAAACTCTTTTGCTTGCCAAATAGTGTCTCGTAATCATTTTGCAGGTTTAATAACTGTTTTGCTAGGTTTATTCGTGGTATAAACATAATTATCATTGTACCAACCCCTGCAAGAAATCCAATTAAAAACATTATTATTTCTATAGTCATCTTTATTTCCTTTCGTCTGATTTGCAAATATATTGCGGTTTAGTCAGTTCTGGCTTTGTGGTTTTCATTATGTCGCTCATTTTTGTTTTAACAATCTGTGACCATCCAGTTTCTATACAGAATGTAATTTCCAAGAGTTCTGCATCTTTATATACATCAAGTTTGTGTTGTGAATACGTATCATCATTATATCTTTTGCAAAACTTAAGGTGAGAATTTACATGGCCCATACAATTCCACGTTTTTCCGAGGCGTGTAAACTTAGGATATGTGCCGCCACTAGAAAACTTTCCGTCTTTGTGTATTTTATATATACTGTATTCAGGCATTATCTTTATCCTTTACGCCACACTTATATAAAAAACTACAAACATTCGCCCATCTAACCATTGCTTTTTTGCTTTTTTCGCATCTTGTGGTTAAATATTTATGCATATTTTCAAGCGTCTTTAGTTTTGCGAAGGTAATTATATTTTCTTTTTCCTCACTAAAAAAAACAATAGTTACTGTAGGCAATATCAGGCAAAGAAAAAACACAATATTAATGCCAACAATATTTAAACAAAAGCTTGCATATGCAAAATGAACAAAGAAAGACTTAACAATAGAAAAAAATCCAGAATCAAATCTCCAAACAAAAGTCACCACAGGAACGAAAAATATTATACAAAAAGCATATGCTAAAATTTCATGGGCTGTCATATTATTCCTCTCCATTTTCTTGCGGCTCAAAAACCTCAAAACACCTTATTGCAAACAAAAAACCAGTAATTACATCAGCAGCCTCGCCCTTGGTATAACTTGCGCTATTTTCGGCAGCGGATAATAATGAAAAAAGACCATCTTCGCATTCAAAAAATGTTGGCTCTAATTCGTGCAAATATTGAACTATTGACAACATCTCTGTTTCGGATATTCCTGCTACACTAAATTGGTCATTAGATTTTACAAAATCTTCGATACTCATTATTCATCTCCTTTACATTCGTGACATTCATTTTGGTTTTCGTTTTTGCAGGAATCGCAAATTTCAATTTCTTTAGTCCACTTGTTCCACATGTCTGCAACTATTTGTATTTGTTCGTTTTCTGAAAGCATTGTATGCTCTTTATCGTTTGTTCCAATGCTTTCGCATAAGTCTTCGTATTTACACGGCTCTCTATTTGGGCAGTCTATTGACCACACATCGTATTTGCACATATCTGCAAAATAATAATCAACAACAAATCCCGATGGACACTTGTTTAGTTTTGGATAAATATTGTCAACAAATATTTTTGGCTTAAGTGTGCTTTTGTAAATTTTAGGACTATTAGCCATTTTATTCTCCATCGAAAGTTCGTGGCTTTCCGTCAAGACCCTCAAGCCTTTCGTTGACCTCAAAAAGCTTATTAATTAACAGCGACACACATGCCCTGAGTTCTTTCACCACAAGTTTTGTTGCGTCTTCTAGCAGTTGCTTTTCGCTTCCATAAACTACATACCCCAAAGTGTAATACTCACCAAGCTCTTCGCTAGAAACAATCCAGTTCGGGCTTCCTTCGAGTTCAACACTAAATTCAATGGTGTCATGTTTCATCACAAACAATTTTTCGTTTTCTTTTTTCCAGTTTTTTTTCATTTTAGTTTCCTCCTGTGAAAAGAATACTAGCAAATAAAAAACCAAATGTCAACAAAAAAATAAAAATAAAAACACTTGACTTATAACATAAAAAACTGTAATATACTCAAAACTTAAACGAAAGGAAAATGTAAATGAAAAAAACAATAAGCGTTAAAAAATACAAAGAAAGAACAAAGACGGTATGGGCAACTCAATATAATGGAACAAAAGAAAGCAGAGAGGTGATATCTGACTTCTTGGGATACGATGTTGTTGAGTTAGAGTCTGCAAGCGGAAGAAAATGGCTTGTGATCGACTACAAGAAAAAACATAAACACTCATTTAATGCAGAGATGTCAGACGGAGATTGGGTTGTTGTTGAAAAGTTAGATCATCATAAGTTTTTAAAAAATAATGACTTCTTAGAAAGATACGAAAACCAATTGGATTTTACCAAAAGATAAACTTCCAGAACACGGACAGAAATGTCTTTTAAAAATGAAAAGCGGGATTATAATTGGTGCCAAATATAACGATGACGGTCTTGGGTTAACTTGTTTTGTAAGAATTTTGTGTTTTAAATTTAGTATCGGTGTCGCAGAATATTGGATGGAGCAACCGGAGTGAGCAACATTAAATACAAACTGGTAATACCAGAAAAAGAGCCAGCAGAAGAAGATAAAGAAAATAGAGTTTACCGTGGATTTTATTTGCAGCCATACTTTACTGTTCACAATATTGAGGCAACAATTACAATTAACCTAGACGACAAGAAAGAAAAAAATGGTTGACAATATTTGTAACATATATGTAGATAACAGCGAGCGGACAATAATAATCTATTTAGTGCTTAACAATCCGATAGAGAGCATAGAAAGTACGGTTATCGTTGGCGATGGAAAGAAGTTAAATGAAAATAAAGATGCAAAAAAACAAGACAGGTGGTTAAATAATGAGTAAAGAAAAAGATTTGTTTTATATTATAACGCTTTCTGCTGAAAACAAAGATGGCGAGACTATTGTTGGCACATATTCTGGAATAATTGAAGACTGGGGACTAACTTCGATTCAGATATACGACTATATTTTTGATAAGTCTGAAAAAGATATGATGAAGAAAAAACCAAAAGAAGGTGTCGCATGTTTGTTTTACAGTATTGAAGTAAACAAGAGACAACAGGATATTAAAAATGGCTGAAACATTTGAAAAGAAACTGAGATTCGATCAAAGATGTATTTTCTGTAATACAAAATATTCTCTTTTTGAAAACAGTAAAGGCGGAGTATATTGTTCAAGATGCGGAAATGAAAGCGATGAGGAAACAATAATCGCAACAACTATAAAAAGACTAACAGATGTTTATCTAAGCGTTGGAGGAAAAATATTTCACAAAAAGATTACAAACAGTTGACGATGGATACACTGACTGTGTAAGCAACTCAAGGCGATATCAGGCTCTTGGTAACTGCTGGACAATAGACGTTATTTGTCATATATTTAAAGGACTGAAACAATGACAACAATATTCGGAGACTGCTTACAAATAATGAGTGGACTGAAAGACAATTCTGTAAACATGGTCTTGTGTGACCTGCCATACAGACAAACAAAATTAAGTTGGGATACAGAAATTGACTTAAAAGAATTGTGGAAACAATATGACAGAATAACAAAAGAAAATTCGGCAATACTTCTGTTTGGTCAAGAACCATTTTCTAGCAGCCTTAGATTAAGTAATGTAAAAAACTATAAATATGATTGGTATTGGGAAAAAGAAAGATTAACAAATGTTTTTCAAGTAAAGAAAAGAGCAGGAAAAACAATCGAGACAATATCTGTGTTCTATAAAAAACAGCCAACATATAATCCACAAATGTTAATTCACACAGGAAAACCAGTAACAAACAGCCCAAAAGGAAATCACACAGGCACAAGTGCCACAAATTTAATTAAAGTTACACCATATGTAGATAACGGAACAAGATATCCTACACAGGTTCTTAAATTTAATCGTGACAAGTCAAAATTACACGAGACACAAAAACCTTTAGCGTTATGTGAGTTTTTAATTAATACATATACAAATCACGGAGATGTTGTTTTGGATAATTGTGCCGGCTCTGGAACAACAGGTTTAGCGTGTAAAAATACAGGGAGAGATTGTATATTAATTGAAAACGATAAACATTATTTTGATGTTCTTACGGAAAGGCTAAGATAATGAAAGAAAAAGCAAAATACACAATTATACAATATAGAGAAAACTTTGAAGCAGTAAATATCGGCATAGTGGTTATAAAAGAAAAGGGTTGCGATTACCAAATGACATCTGACACTTCAAGGATTCAATTATTGTTCCCTCAGATTAGCGTGGAGAGAACCAAGATCGCAATCGGGTTTTTTCAATACCGTCTCAGAGAAATTAAAAACGAGACTGAACTAATAAAATTTATGTCAACCAGAGCAAATGAAATAAAGTTTACAAAATTGCTTCCGATGGTTATTACTGACAATTATGACATAAACAAAGAGTTTAGATATTTTGTCAAAGTAAACCCAAGCACAATTTAAACAAAAAAATACAAACCGAGACTGGCCAGCTTCAAAGAAAAAGTATGGACTTATTTTAAGTCTTCTCAATAAAGTCGTCACATCGGGATTTAGCACCATCACAATCAATATTGCCACACTTCTTGCATTCGTGAAAATCTTTGTGGTTATAAATGAATTATTCTTGCTCCGCCTCCAGACATTCTTCCGGTCTGACTGTATCTTCACCGTCACATTTTAGGTTTAAACTTCCGTCTGTAAGATAACCACGCAAACATATTCCCCCAAAAGCCTCATTACAATCGCCACAATGAACGCCATCCTCGTCTGGAGTAATTTCTACAGGTATTGTAAAAGATTTCATGAAGTCTCCTTAAATTTCAAAATACCACGCCATAGGTTCGCCATAACTCCATCTTGTATAAAAATCACAAGAAAACTCAGGCTCTATTAGTTGAATAAACATATGGTTGCCAACTTCAATAAACTCACAATACTCGTTTTATACCCCGTGACTTCTAAGCCATTTTTCAACAGCAAATTTTGCATCGTCAACACAAGACTCATAGACAGTTAAAGAAAATGACGGAATTAAAGCACCATCAGTATAAATCTTTCCAGACTCCGCAACATAGGTGCAACCACTGTCATATTCTTTTAAATATATTAAAATATCTCCAAGCACCAATATTGACTTTAAAGAATAGTTCACGGGGTTATTTCTATCAACCCACTCAAACTCATCCGGCAAGTCAATAAACAATAATCCCAGTCTAGTATTCATGTCAAGCCCTCCATCCATAGCCTTTTTGTAATCAGTTTCGCATCTATCGTCACAATCTTCTTCAATATATTCTCTCTCTCTTATCCATCGCTCAACGGCTCTACAAACTTTGCCGAGATCATCACTGTGAAATCCCGTGAAATCAAATAGATAACCAACATCAATGTACTTGTCGCAGCCTTTGCTAAATACACCACAGTAACAGTCGTAAAGCGTCCCGTTTTTAAATGTTGTGAAACAAAACTTTCCAACCTCAAGATTGCTATATTTGTCCCACTCAAAAACATCTGGCAAATCTCTAAATACTAAATCAACTGTAGCCATGTCAAAAATCTCCATATAAATTAACAATAAAAACACAATAACACACTAAAACCAAAAATACAAGATAAAAATTAAAAATAATTTTATGCTGGTCACACAAAAAAAAACCTTGACATAACGGTAATAATGTTCTAATATACACACAACTTAAAAAGGAGAAAACAAAATGAGTGAAAATTTCGTACAAGATGCTTTTGAAAAAATAGTTAATTATGAAAAAGAAATCAGGGAGACGTTAGCCAGTGTAGAGCCTAAACTGCGGGCATTAGAATCCGGCGATGACTATTTGTCTGGAAACAAACAGGCACAAGACTTACATCTACAAATGACAAGTCTTGTCAAAAAGATAAATATGGAACTAGACAAAATGAAAGTAAAAGACACAAAACAGCTAGAAGCAAATAATGCTACTCTAAAACATATTCAGCAAGTTCAGAGAATTATGACTGTGTTTATTCAGGACCTTATGGATCGTATGCTTTTGCATGACCAAAGCAAGCTGCATTCACCAGAATCAGAGACATTCGCAAAGTATACCGCTAAGCTAAAGGGTTCTACCTATGGGTCAGATGAATATAAACAATTCCTTTCAGAAATGAAACCCGCATTGGATCATCACTATGCTAACAATTCTCACCATCCAGAGTATTATGAGAATGGTATGGAAGATATGACGCTGCTTGATCTATTGAAATTGCTTTGTGACTGGAAAGCGGCCACCATGCGTCATGACGATGGAGACATCGTGGAGTCTCTGAAAATTAATGCTAAGAGATTTAACATGTCTTCTACGATGGTTAATATATTGCGAAATACGATTGTAGCCTTTGGATTAGATAAGACTCCGGCAGGTCTTGATTCGCTGCATCCGGCCCAATTATAATAAACAAAAAGGGATTAAAATGAAAGTAAAAGAACTGGTAGAATATATAAAGACAAACAACCTTGAAGACTTCGACTTGAAAATAAACATTTGCGGAATAAACAAATCAATAAAACAGGAAGGATACCCAACATTATCTGAATCGTCTGACGATATTGAATTTGGGGACATTGGATATTCTGATAAAATCTGGTCACTCGATATTGATGCTCCAGATGTTGTTAGTAAATATTTATATGACAATCTTTTGGTTGACACTGTTGCAATGGCTGTAAACTTAAGTGACGTTACAAAACTTTTAAACATATTGGGGAGATAAATAATGAGTGAAATAATATTTATGGAAGATGACAAAGCGGCAGAATACAAAGAAGTTAAGGTCAAAGGCTGGGTGGCAAACGGTTTGCTATTTAGTGAAAATGAGCGTGCTGCTAGGCTTGAGGGAATGACACATAAAGAATGTAGCCAATGTGGAATGGCGTTTGATAAAAAGTCTTTCTACACTTTATGCCCTTCCTGTTTGGCAAAGTCTGAAAGAGATAAGTATTCTAATCTAGCATATGAAAAATGGGACGGAAAAACACCAATGGCTTTATATGATTCTGATGAATATTTTTACGATGAATATGACGTTGATTGTTATTGTGAAGAAAACGATTGTGATATTGGAGACTTAATGTTGGTTTTGTGTGTTTCACAAACTGTTCACGAGCTTGAAATGGTAGACATTTACAATGATATACTTCCAGAAGACGGAGACGAGAGTTCCTTTCCACAAGATGTTGTTGACGCTTTCGACAACCTAAACAAAGTGATATCAGAAAACAAAGAACCTGTTTCTTGGTGGGCAGGAAATATTAGAACTTCGGTCTAAAAGGGAGAATAAAAAATGCCAATAGTACCCAAAAAATGGTTTGAGATGGAAATTGAAAAGAGAACTGGCAGACCATATAAACAATCAGACCCAAGAAATCTCGCAACACCTATTAATAATCATTATGAAAAATTTATAAATATTACTGGATTCGGAAAAAAACATTGTAAAAACTGCAATATGATGAAAGATGAATATACAGGAAGCGAACATGAGTTTAGCTGTGTCGTTTTTAAGTCTGGCAACGACTTGACATACGATGAGGAACACGATGATTTTATTCGGAGTGGAGAATGCTTTAAGGATGAGCTTTATTCTAATCAACTGTCATCAATGGTTAGAAATTCTAAGAGGATGTTTCTTGATCTTGAATGTGCCATTGAAGTCATTGAAGAATATCATGGTTTATATTATAAGAAGGAGGAAGACCAAATTTGTAGTGATGATCTGTTGGCGATTTTTAAAAAGCACTTTAACAAAATTAAGGAGTGCCAATAAATGAGCGATAGAAACGAAAATCAGTATACAAAATACAGAAAAACAAAATGTGAGAAATGCGACAAACACCAAAGACTATTCAAAAGGATGCTTGACGTTCACCACATTAATAAAGACAAGACAGACAATAGAGAATCAAACCTAATTACCGTCTGTAGAGCTTGCCACGCCAAGATTCACTGCGAAGACGGAACTTGGGGCAGGGGTAGACTCGCAATACAGACCTGCGAGCTATGTGGGCGAGAATTTACAAACCCTCAAGGCAAAAAGAAAGCAACATGCTCAAAAGAATGTTTCCAAGTGATTATCGGACTGAAAGAAAAAGAAGAAATATACAACGATAAAGAAAAATTGGCATGGCTAATAATATACAAGCTGAAACACAAAAACATGAAGCCACACAAAGAATTACAAAAATTAATCGACAACGGTAAACAAGAATGGATGGAGTAATCGTGAAAACAAAAACAAACCTACGGGGCATAACCGCAAAAAACCAAATTATATAAAAAAAATACTAGCAAAATTATGGGGACACAACACAAAAAACCACTTTCTAATAAAAAAAATAAGAATAAATTTATGGTTTCTTCCGACTTTCCCACTCGTCTATCATTCTTGGAAAAGATTTCCCCTCCCCATAGGAAACATTTTTAATAACAACTATTTTCTTTTTAAGCGCGAACAAAACACCAAGGTCAAAATGACTGCCAAATGATGTTTTATCAAAAAAAATATGGGCCTCATCGCACGACATCATGGCCTCGGTGTTTTGTTCGCAAATATTAATACCGGTTTCGCCTTGGTTTGTATCTCTGTGTGGAAAGTGAACCGTATGCCCAATAGATTCAAGACCTGACACATATCCCGTTAAAGACTCAAGGTCTCCGTCACTGCAATTTCTTACACTGCAAACCAAATAGATATTCATCGCTATTCTCCTTTATACAAGTTTAAACTTTTATTTATTCTTTTAAGGCTTGTGTGCCTTGTGTTTAAAAAATCTTTAAATGACTTCTTTTTGAAAAATCCAGCCTGATTACACCAAGCGCTTATGTCTTTATAAAAATTGTCGTTCTGTGACCCATAACAATCAACATCTCTCATAATGTAGGGTAAATATTTTCTTTCCTTAAGCCAAGAAATCCTATCGACAATATTAGATATTTCCATGTCTGGGTGGCAATAAACAAAAAACTTTAATTTCCAGTCTTTAGCCCAATCAAGAAGTTTTATTTTCTTTTCTATAAGTTTCAAATACGACCAGTCATCAAACGCAAAGATGTATTCTCCTTCGTAATTAATATTGCTCAATAGTATCGAGTTCTCAGAATCAACTAATCTTAAATCTAACCCCTGATTAAAACTACATCTTATTTTCTTATCTACAATCTCTTGCAGTATTTCTTTATGGTTCGGGAGGGCAAGAATGTTGTTGTCCATAAATTTAACAACCTTATGCCTGACTATATCGCTAATGAAACCAACCTGTCTTATATGCCCCTCCTTCTTGGGTACTTTACAAAAGTAGCAATTTCTTATGCACCCACGGCTTATAAATCCATAGGAAACTTTGTTTTCTGGATATATGCCGTAGTCGGGCAACAAGCATTCAATATGGTCTGGCAAATCTTTATCAAGAGAATATCCCGTTCCGCCAAAGTCAATATCATCGCCATGTATCCACCCCAAATTTCCATCAAAAACAACACTACAATATATTTTATCATAAATGCCAGAAGAAAAAGAATAATGCCGCTTATTTCTCGAAGGATAATAGGGCAAACCAAGCCGACAAAGAGAGATCGTATCGCCAATAGATTTGTGATAAGCACTTAGCTTCATAAGAGCTAAATTAGGTATTTTCGAGTCTGCATCAATCAATAATATTTTCATAACAAAGAACATAACACAAAAACAACAACAATGCAAGGGAAAAAGCGTTTTTGCTAAAAAAAATTACGAATAAATTTATTAGGGCAATACAGACGTTAAATGTAACAACAGTACTGTTATTACAAATAGGGGGGGGGTAATGTAACATAAGCACTGTTATTACATTCAAATGTAACATAAGAAGTGTTATTACATTCAAATGTAATATATGTACTGTTGTTATATTCAAAATCCGGTCGGTGTTTTTTTTCGTATTTCGGATTATCATATTTCATAAAGCCATATTTCGGAAATACGTATTTCATAAAGTCATATTTCGGAAATATGGAAATAAGGACAAAAAAATGACCGACCATTCAGGCCGATCAAAGTATTCTTTTTAGTTATATTACATATAACTATCAATCAATTTATAAACTGTATCATATATCTCATCTCCGTAATTTTCAGCAAGCTGAAAAGCCACATGTTCGCTGAGAAGATAGCCTTCCCCAGTTGCTTTTATAATGTTGCCTTCTTCGCTATTTAGTGCTTCGTTTATTTCACCGCTAACATCATCAATATTTATCTCGTTATCTTCACAATATGATTCTAGGCTTAATAAGTTTTTTCTGTTTTCGTTTGTCATTTTCTGTATCCTTTTTATTAAGTTAAAAAATATTTCCGACTTGCAAGATTGATTATATAGAAATGATTTTATATGTCAAGTAAAAAATGCATTTTATTTTAGTTTATTTTTACCAGTCTATTTTTTAAGATATTCATATTTCGGAAATATGACTTTATGATATATGCATATGTGAAAAAACTTTTTTAGGTCGTCAATCCATTATACCAAAAAACAAAATGTTATGTCAAGCTTTATTTTAAAAAATGCACAAAAAAAACTGATATGAATAAATCATACCAGTGATTCCTTTTTGTTATGGTTTAGAATCCCTGAATGATAAAACCCGCCTCGCATGGGATTTCTATTAATGTTGTGGCATTGCTTATATCCTCAAGAGTCTGATAATCCTCTCTGCCATATTCCTCTTGAAAATCAGCAAGACTGTCATATTCGTAATAGTCGCAACAAATAGCTATAACATCAAAATCAATATTTTCGTCTATATCCTCGCTTAGTTGCTCAAGATATTCGTATAATGCTTTTCTGCCTTCATAGGAGAAGTTATCCGGTCGTCCTGCTAATCTGAAAGCATCGCAAAATTCATATTCTGACACTGTATTAATAATTGCCATTGTATACCACCTTTTTTTAAATTACGAGTAAAATTATAAAAACGATTATAGCAGCTAAGCCTAGTAAAACATCTGAAAGCCAGCTAATCAAAAACCTGTCTGTCAATCCCAGTTTTTTTATTTCCTGTTTAGTCATTGTTGACACTCCTTTTTTGTTCAGTGTTTATAATTCTCTGCCTGATTGATTTGTTTATTGATTTGAGATTTTTAAAGCTCTTGCCCGATATCACTCCCTCATTTTGATATCTTGTTACAACATCAAACAATATTTTTCTTGTTTCGCTTAAGATTGCAATCTCTGCCTCATTCATAATTTATCCTTTTGTTTTAAGTTGTAAAACTATTTCCTTAACTGTTATCTATTATATAGAAATGATTTTACATGTCAAGTAAAAAATGCATTTTATTTTAATTTATTTTACCAGCCCTGTACCCTTCCAAAAATCCTAAAATAAAATCATATAAGTCTACAGATAATTGGCCTTGTCTGTATTGATAAATTTCAATTTTATCGCCACTGATCGCACTTGTGCCATTATATTTTTTTGCAAACGGCCAAATCCTGTCATAAAATTCCTTAAAACAGGAGTATTCCTCAAAACACTTTAATTCTTTTTGACGTATCGTGATTATCAGGTCTAACTCGCCATCATGTAAAAACATCTTATACCTACCTTTTTAAAGTTGTAAAATTATTTCCTTATCTGCTATCTATTATATAGAAATAATTTTACTTGTCAAGCTTTTTTTTAATAAAAATGCATTTTATTTTAATTTATTTTACCAGTTCAAATTTCCGATATATGCATTTATGAAACAGTATAAAACTATTTTTTTTGGTCTTGGTCTTCTACTCTTTCATTGTAACATGTTTTTATTTTTGATTGCAAGGTTTTTTTTGTTTTATTTTAGTCAATAATCAGAGTGTTATTTTTTTCTGTTTGTCAAGTTATTTTTTTAAAATAAGCAAAAAAACTTGTGCCTCTATATTGCCTTGTATGCTTTTATATTCAAGTTTGAATAGTATCATAAGCATAATTGATAACACGTCATACAAGGCAAGCTAAGAGCAAATAACAGGTTATATCTACCATAACCGACAAGTTGTAAACTAAACTTTACTATCTCAATTCTTTAGTAAAGCATCTTGGCATGGATTTTAAAATTGACAAAAATGTCGTGGTTTGACTATGCATAATGTACCTTATAGGTATAC